CTAATGGTGAACGTTACTTGATAATGTCATGGCAAGATATATGTTTTATTACTGATAAGGAGCAATATGGCAACTAAACCTGGCTTATATGCCAACATCCATGCAAAACAAGAACGTATTGAAAAACAAAAAGAAGCTGGCGGCAAAGTAGAACGTATGCGTTCACCTGGTAGTAAGGGTGCACCAACAGCTAAAGCATTTAAAGAATCTGCAAAAACGGCTAAAAAATGACTAAAAAACACGATAAACCAATTGAGCATAAGACTACAGGTAAGGGTAAGACATACAACCCTACTGACAAAGGTGCTGGCATGACCGCTAAAGGCCGTGCTGAATACAATGCTAAAAACAATAGCAATTTAAAAGCACCGGCACCAAATCCCAAAACAAAAGCAGATGAAGGTAGAAAAGCTAGTTTTTGTGCACGGATGGAAGGAGTAGTAAAACACGCTAAAGGCCCAGCAGAACGGGCTAAAGCATCACTAAAGAACTGGAACTGTTAATATGCCGTTACAGAAAAGTAGTAGTCCCAAAGCATTTAAAGAAAACATCAAAGCAGAAGTAAAAGCTGGCAAGCCTATAAAGCAAGCCGTAGCAATTGCCTATGCTCAAAAACGTGAAGCTTCACAAACTAAAGGAAAAAAGAAATGATTATTAATTTTGGCGATTTAACAATTCAAGAAGCAGAACTAATTCTAATCGGATTAAAAAAGCTACCAATGGATGCTGTAGAACAAACTCATGCAAAGCTATTAGCTATTGCTAACGAACAATTTGTAGCCCAGCGGCCACAAGAACAACCAGTAGAAGCTACAGTAGAAGAATAATGGATCAACCATTTGGCCGTCCAACTAAGTATGACCCAGCCTATTGCAACAAGGTAATAGAACTGGGTAAGCTTGGTAAATCTTTTGAACAAATGTGTGCCCTATTAAACATAGGGTATACCACTATGCGTAGATGGCGTGACGAACATGAGGACTTTCGGCTTGCCTTGGAAGATGCACATGCTTTAAGTCAGACTTGGTGGGAAGATATGGGGCAAAATTACTTGGTAGAGCATAAGGATGGCGAGAAAATCAATACTGGTTTATGGTCACGTTCTATGGCCGCAAGATTTCCTAAGAATTATTCAGATAGGGTTAAACAAGAAATTAGCGGTCCTGATGGGGTACAGCTAAAAACTGGTTTTACATTAATCTTTGAAGAACCAAATGACAATACAGGAAGCTAAAGCCAAAGCACGATTTCCAGCTAAATTAAAGTGTTTATTTGAGCCAGCTAAAGCACGTTATCGAGTGTTATATGGTGGCCGTGGGGGATCAAAGAGTTGGAATATAGCTAGGGCATTACTATTAAAAGGCTGTGAACAAACAACCAGGGTGCTATGTGCCCGTGAATTTCAAACCAGTATTAAGGATTCAGTTCATAAACTATTGGTGGATCAAATATTTAACCTAGGGATTGAAGCCCATTATGAAGTTACTGATCGCACTATACGTGGCGTTAACGGTACAGAGTTTATATTTGTAGGCATTAAAAACAATACAAACAACGTTAAATCTATTGAAGGCATAGATATAGCTTGGGTAGAAGAAGCCCAATCAGTTAGCCCTAATTCGTGGAACGTTCTTATTCCAACCATACGTAAAGCTGATAGCGAAATATGGATTAGCTTTAATCCTGAATTACCCACGGATGAAACTTGGAAGCGTTTTGTACTCCAGCCGCCTGAAAACTCTGTTATTCAAAAGATTAATTGGAGTGATAACCCGTGGTTCCCTGAAGTATTAGATTTAGAACGTAGGGCATTACAAGGCCGTGATACAGAAGCATATAACAACGTTTGGGAAGGTATTCCACGGCAAACAGTCAATGGTGCTATATTTGCCAAAGAAGTCACTATGGCTGAATTAGAAGGCCGTATATGCAATGTGCCTTATGACCAAACAAAGCCAGTACATGCTATATTTGATTTAGGATGGGCTGATCAAACTGCTTGTTGGATATTGCAATTTATTGGCCAAGAAACCCATTTGTTGCGTTATTTTGAAGATAGTCAGCAAACAATTAGTTATTACATGGCTAAATTACAGTCTTTTGGCTATTTGTACGATACGATATGGTTGCCCCATGATGCCAAAGCAAAATCTTTGGGAACTGGCAAATCCATAGAAGAAATAGTTCGAGCAACGGGCATGAAAGTACAGATTTTGGATAGGGTGCCGGTAGTAGATTCAATCAATGCCGCCAGGACAATATTTAATAAATGCTATTTTGATAGGCAAAATACAGAAGAAGGCTTACAATGTTTAAGACATTACCGATATGACGTTGACCCTGAAACAAAAATGTTTAGTGCAAAACCATTGCACGATGAATATTCGCACGGGGCTGATGCATTTAGGTATATAGGTTTAATGATTAATGAGCCTAGAAAAGCCCAGCCACAAAGGGCTAATCAACGGGCACCAGCAAGTTGGATGGGATAAATATGGCCGAGTACGAAGATAAAAAATATTATGGTGATGGTGATGGCGATTCTCGCATATCCGAAGCTATTGAATTTTTAAGACAGGCCGCAGAAGCTGATACTACAAATCGTGCAGAAGCTTTAGATGATGTAAAGTTTGCGGCTGGTGATCAATGGCCAGTAGAAATACAAAACAGTAGAAACTTAGAAGCCCGTCCTTGTCTTACTATTAATAAAATAGATGCGTATATACGGCAGATAACAAACCAGCAACGCCAGCAACGGCCACGGATTAAATGCCAGGGCATGAATAATGAAACAGATGCCAAGATGGCTAAAACTATTACAGGCATTTGTAGGCACGTAGAAGTTAATTCAAATGCTGATCATGCTTATGATACGGCTTATGATTTTGCAGTACGTATGGGCTGGGGATATTGGCGTGTCACTACTGATTATGTACGGCCTGATTCATTTGATCAGGAAATTTACATTAAGCCTATTGAAAACCCATTTACAGTATATTTTGACCCTAATTCAACAGCACCGGACGGATCAGATGCTGAAAAATGCTTAATTACTGTTGTAATGGCTAAAGAAAACTTTAGAAAGATGTACCCTGGTGCAGATGATGGCGGTAGTTTTTCTGCCCGTGGGACTGGTGACAGTAATTCAGAATGGGTAACAAAGCACGATATAAGGATTGCTGAATACTTTTATACACGTATGGAACTGGCCGAATTAGTCTTATTATCCGATGGCACTACAGCGTATGAAAACGAATTGCCGGCAATGGAAGTCATGGAAGTGGCTGGTATTTATGAAGTAAGTAGGCGTAGATCGTTTAAAAAGTCTATTAAATGGTGCAAAGTTACAGCAATGGAAGTGCTAGAAGAAGGTACATGGGCTGGTAAATATATACCAGTAGTACCAACTTATGGCCAACAATGCGTAGTTGATAACAAACGTAAGAAGTTTGGCTTAGTTCGTATGGCCAAAGACCCACAACGTATGTATAACTTTTGGCAAACATCAATGACAGAATCTGTAGCATTGGCTCCTAAAGCCAAATGGATTATGGCAGAAGGCCAAGATGAAAACCATGAGCAAGAATGGGCTAGTGCAAACAATACCTCTTATGCTTATTTGCGTTACAAACAAACAGATATAAATGGTACACCGGCACCGCCCCCAATAAGACAGGTTCCTGAACAACCGCCAGCCGCTATTATGGCCGCATCCCAATCAATTACTTTAGATTTACAAGCCGTAGTAGGTATATTTGATCCAAATCAATTACCACAGGGAAATATAAGCGGTAAAGCTTTACAAGGCCAACAAGGCCAAATAGATATGACCAACTTCCATTATTACGACAATTTGACACGTTCAATTGCCCATACTGGACGTATTATTCTTGATTTGATCCCTAAAATATATAGTGCTGAACGTGTAATGAGGATTATTGGGGATGATGGAAAGCCTGAATTAATGACAATTAATCAAAAAGGTGTAGATGAAAATGGCGTTGAAACTATTTTAAATAATGTCACTATTGGTGAATACGATGTTGTTATGGAAACAGGTCCAGGCTACAACACTAAACGTCAAGAAGCAGTAGATTCTATGATGACATTATTGGCGGCTGATCCTAATCTAATGCAACAAGCTGGGGATTTAATCTTTAGAAATATGGATTTCCCTGGGGCTGACATTATTGCTGACCGGTTAGCTTCTGTTAATCCATTGGCTCAAATTGATGATAAATCACCAGTACCGCCACAAGTACAAATGCAATTGGCCAACAATCAGAAACAAATGCAAGCAATGGCACAACAGATTGAACAGTTAGCAATGATGATTAAAAATCGTCAGGATGTTGAGCAAGTACGTCAAACGGGTGAAGATAGACGGGCAGTATTGGCCGCAGAAGTTAAAATGCGTGATCAAAATACCCGTTCTCTTACTTCACAAAACAAGACTGAAATTGATGCATTAATGAAATTAATCCTTGGCCATATGGACACGGCTAGGTTAGAAGCTGAAATTAGGGCTAGAAATCAAGATCAATATGGTGTTATGACACAAGC